TTACAGGTGAAAATTACCACCCCCTCCGGATGAAACAGCTGCTGTGGTAATTTTAGGACTCCATAAATTGCCTTCCCCGGTTATTGATAATGATGTTGTTGTATAATTGTCTAATGCAGCTTGTATTGCATTTGTAATATTTGAATATTCTGATATATCTTGTTCTGTTAATAATTGTTTTAATTTTATCATATTTGGTCCTTTACGGTTACTTTCATATAAATATATGCAAAAAAAAAATAAAGTAATTTTGAAACGTGCAAATAATTTCATATAATATAAAAAAATCCTATGATACGTTTTGGTTATTGCTGTATCAATACACAGCTTTCTAACGCCGGCATCCGTACCGGTCGTGCAATGATTGACCGCAAGTTCCGTCTTGGTGGTTTACAATTGGCTTCTGACATTGCACTTGCCAATGCTCGTGATTTATTAACTATTCTGCAATGGAACGAGCAACATGGTATACGTCTATTCCGTATTGGTTCAGAATTATTTCCACGTTGGAATCATTATGAGTTGCATGACTTGCCCGGCATTGATGAGATTACGCAGCATCTTCGTGCAGCAGGTGACTATGCAAAACAGCATGGTCATCGTCTTACAACGCATCCTGGTCCATTTCATATCCTAGGTAGTCCTGATGATGTGGTTGTTGATAACTCCATTGTTAGTTTAGAACGACATTCTGAATTGTTTGACCTTATGGGCTTTGCACCATCCTTTGACAATCTTATCAATATTCACATCGGTGCTACATACAATGACAAGCCCGGTACTGTTGCACGGTGGTTGTTTAACTATCGGCGTTTATCTGACTCATGTCGTGCACGTTTAGTTGTCGAGAATGATGACAAGGCTTCCATGTATTCGGTGCGTGAGTTGTATGAGTATTTGCATGTTCCAACACGTATTCCTATTACGTTTGACTATTGGCATCACACTTTCAATACAGGTGACATCAGCGAACAAGAAGCATTCTTTATGGCTCGTGACACTTGGGCTGTTAACGATGCTACGCAATGCACACATTACTCCGAGTCACGTCGACGCGAGAATCAGATTCTTATTGAACGTATGTTTGACCACCATGGTATTTCATTAGAAAATATTGCACAATGGCCTACCTTCCACAAACAATACAAGGAGTTTACCAAGATCAAAGAGCAAGCTCATGCCGACTTTATTACACAGCTACCTAATACATACGGTGTTTCATCTTTAGACATTGAGGTTGAGGCTAAGGCCAAGGAGCATGCTTTATTGCAAATTGGAGTTACATGTTGTCAAGAAAATAATGCTATAATTTTATAGTATAATATTTATAATAAATAATTTAATAATAAATAAAGGTTTACAATGGCACAATACCGTTACAAAGCAAAAGTTACTGATGACATCGAAGATGCAAGAGAGATTATTCGTAATACAGGAAAAATGTTGCAAGAAGGCAAGATTGACAAATCATCTGCACTTAACAATTTAGCAAATGCAATTAAAAAATTAGATTCAGCAAAATATTACGTTGACCGAGAATAAATGAAAGTTACAAAGAGTTATATGCCGAAAGGCTTCAAAAAAATGCAATGTAAATATTGCACTTATATATGTGAAAGAGTAGATGAAAAGGCTACTGCTATTACTTGTTCTACTTGCACATCTAAATTAGTAAATGGGCAAACATTGGAACTAAGAAAATAATTACATATATTAAATAAAAAAGTTATGTTAGAAGCAGAAACAATAAAATCAAATTGGGAAAGATTTCGTAAAGAAATTGACACGTACTTTCCTACACGCAATGGCAAACTTCATGCAATGTACGATGATTTAGAAGATCGCATTGTTATGATGCCAGCATCATCCATTGCTCATTTTCACAATGCATTTGCCGGAGGTTATGTAGATCACGTACTCCGAGTAATGGAATGTACTAGAAACTTGTATGCAACATGGCAATCATCAGGTGCAGATATGTCTGGCTATACCATGGAAGAATTAATGTTTGCTGCAATGCATCATGATTTAGGTAAAGTAGGATTTCCAGGCGAAGGTAATGAAGTGTATCAAGTTGAAACATCGGATTGGCATCGCAAGAACCAAAACAAGATGTACCGTCATAATGAAAACATTCCATTTACCATGGTACCGGATCTTTCAATTTGGTTGCTACAAGAATATAATGTTAAAATGTCTTGGAACGAATATCAAGCAATCAAAATTCATGATGGAATGTATGATGATGCAAATAAACCATATTACATTGCTAGATCAGCACAAGCCAAATTAAAAACAAATCTACCTATTGTTTTGCATCATGCAGATCATATGGCAGCTCAAATTGAATATGAGCGTTGGAGAAATGGAAAAACGGCTTCTCCTAAACCAGTTGCAGAAAAAAGCAAAACACAAAAAAGTAACGGATTAAAAAACTTAGCAGAAAATAATCCAGATGTACAACAATCATTAAATGATATATTTAAAGCATTTCAATAATGACAATATTTTTATCTATTACTTCATTAGTATTTTTAGCTGTCGCTGGATACTTTGGTTATCGAGCATATATATTAGCCGGTCTATTAGCAGATAGCGATGAATATCATGCTTCAGTTGAATTAACAAATTCTTACATGTATTCTAAAATTTTAGAAGCTTATACAAAGATGCAAGAAATTGACCGCATTGGTGCATTTGAAAAAGATGATGAAGCAGGAACAACGTTTTCTTTATTAAAAGAAGTAATTACAAATCTTAAATCGGAATTTGATGGCGAAGAGAGCGAAGAAGAAAAGTAATGTTTATTTTACAAAAATAACAGAACTTGCTATTATTGGATATAATAGAACAGACAGCACAGTACGCAGAGAAAAAATTTATAGAAGATTTATCTATCCAGCATTTATGAAATTAGCTGAAAATCTAATCAATAAAATGAAACCCGATTATATTGATTCTTCATTTCATGATTTGCAAACCGATTTAGTTACATTTTTAACTGCTCGATTAGATAAATTTAATCCGAATGCTGGAAAAGCTTATTCATATTATACTAGAACTTCATTTAATTATCTTATTGCAGAGAATCAAAAAGGCTATGCAAAATTAAAACAAAATACTCAAACACTAGATATAGATGAACAGCGTAACATAATGACTGAAATTCATAATGATGAAATGCGAGAAACTTTGCGTTACTTTATGGATGCGTATATTGCATATTGTTATGATAACTTAAATTATATTTTTAATAATTCTACAGATATTCATGTTGCTGATTCAATTCTTCATATTTTTGAAACTCGAGAAAATATAGAAGACTTTAATAAAAAAGCTTTGTATATTTTTATTAGAGAACGTACGGGTCTCGAAACTACGAATATTACGAGAGTTATTAAAACACTCAAACAAATTTACGAAACCAAATTTAAAGAATACGAACAAACAGACTTCATAAAATTGCCGTTTTAATATTTATATTATATAAATGTTATTAAAATGGATAAAAACGAAGAACTATTCAAAGGCACTACTTTTGCAGACTTAATGTCTGATGTCTACCATAACAGCAAAAAGAAAGATCGTCAAATTTCACAATTAATTGCACAGCTGCAACCATTAATACGTAATGCATCTGATGCTACAATCATTGTACCTTTAATCAAAGAATATTTAGATGTAGCAGTTAAAAATGATGATCATCTTGTAAAATTAACTGCAATCGTTCAACGATATATTTCAACTAAGCAAACAATTGCCGGTGCTGATTCATTGTTATCAGATGAAGAAAAGATGCAATTGATACGTATTGCAGAATCTACATTAGAAACAGAATTAACTGATGAAATAGAAGATTTGTGTAAAATGGATACGCAAGAACAAGTATTACAATCAAAAATAGATCAAGCAAAAGATAAATTGAAGGGTATCAATGATTGAAACATCTAAGTTAAAGTTTCATATTGGCGAAGTTTTACCATATGATTATACATATCGGTATGTTGATTCATCGCAACCAGATACTAATGTAAATACACTTTTTGCAATTGCCGTACGTACTTATACAGATTATTATAGTAATCAGCCATTATTAGCACTACCGGCAAATGCAAATATAAAACAAATACCTCTAGTTGGAGAACATGTTTTATTGTTTAGATCTACCAATCAACAATCTAACTTTGATGAAAATTCTGATACAAGGGGGTGGGGCGAATCATGGTATTATTTACCAGTAGTTGGATTGAAAACTGCAATTAATGAAAATCGATTACCGGGTTTAGCAGAAGGATTATCTGCGAGTGATATTGACAAACGTGCTGCCGGGAAAACGTTTAAATCAAAACAAATTAGTCCTTTACAACCATATGAAGGTGATTTATTAATTGAAGGGCGTTGGGGAAACAGTATACGTTTCGGTAGTACAATTTCAACAAATGGTGATTATACAAAAGATAATACATGGAAAGGAAATGAATCTGGAGATCCGATTCTTATTATTTCGAATGGTCAAAAGAATTTACCTAACAAGCAGTTTGTAGTTGAAAATATACAAGAAGACCCAGCATCGATATATTTAACTAGCCGGCAACGTATACCATCGTTTAAATTAAATAATACGTTGTATCAAGGAATATCCGAATCTGAATTTGATTATCCGCAAATCATAGCCGCGGCTGATAGAATTACTTTAAAAGCTAAATCAGATCATGTAATTTTAGATTCGCAAACAGGAATTGAAATAAATTCGCCTAAAATATATTTAGGTTCATCTACTGATAAAGAACCAATGCTGCATACTGAGGCAGTTGTTGAACTTTTACAAAAAATAATTGATACTATACAAATAGGTTTTGTAGATGCAGGAGGCAAGATTGCAACACCTGTATATAAAAATTTGCAAGATGCAGGAACATTATTAAAACAAATAAAAAATTACAACATAATGGTTGATAAATATAAAGCATAATGGCAATTGGAGCAACTATACCGGCAAATTTGATACAACGAATAATTCCGTTGTTAATGAAACAAACAGAACAACTTTCAAAATTTGCATCAGATTTTACAAATAGAATTATGCAACTTAATTCAAAAATAAAGTGTGCTGATCCTACAGTAAAACAATTAAAAACAGATTTACAAAAAATATTGCAACAAATTAACGCGATTAAACAAGGACTAAATTCTATTAATTCAATCGTACCGGTTATAACAACAGTATCAACAATTGCTCGAACATTAAAAACTATTCAATTGGCTATACCTGCAGTTCCCGGTGTACCGTCAGGCCCCGTAACTGAACTAATCAATACATTTGATAATTTAGGAACAAATTCTAAATCTTCTACTAGTTCATTACGAGGATTAATTGATTCTATTAATTCACGATTAGATGCTATTAATAATATTATAGCAGTCGGTGTTGATAAATTATCTTCAATTTGTAATACGGAATCATTAGCAGTAACTTCAGATATTGCAACAGAATTAAATTTAATAAGTGGTAATATTGATTATGATGCTATTGCTCCTACTCGATTTTATACGGAATTAAACGTATCTGATGATGATATTCAAAAACGAATTCAACTTATTCAAGATTTAATAGAACAACAACTAAATATCCTACAAAATCTTAAAGAAGCACCTAGCAAAGTATTATCAAACTCACAACCTCCTACTATTGATATAGGCGATATTGATGATTATTATGTAGATACCCAAAATCAAATAATATATGGACCTAAGACTGAATCTGGGTGGGGGTCTGGCATAGAAATCTAATCAAATTTACATTTATTCATATTTATTAATAAAGTTATCATATGGATTCAAAAACATTAATAAAAGCACTAAAAATAGCCGTACGTGATGTTATTAAAGAAGAATTAACTGAAATACTTCGCGAAGGGTTACAATCTACTATTAATGAGATGACATCTACATCTCAAGCTCCGGTATCTCGTGCAACAGGCAAACCAGCAACACCCCAATCAAAAAATAAAGTACAATTTCAACGTACTGGTTTTGCGGATATTTTAAATGAAACTCCTTCAATGAAAGAAGGTAGTCCATCGGTTTCTAGTTTTTCCGAAATGATGAATGAAAATTATCGAGATTTAAGTTTTACATCGCAAGATGCTCAAGGATTTGGAATGATGCGTACGGGCCAACAATCTATAGCACCAGCTATAATGAATGATCCGGAAACGGGCAAAACTTTTGAAGTTGATCCAATTGTTGCAAAAGCAATGAATCGCGATTATTCTGCTTTAATGAAAGCAATTGATAAAAAGAAAGGTAAATAATGGCATATAAAGTAATTGGTACCAATGAAATGTTTACGCCTAATGAAACACCATTAGGTATTGGATTTCCATTTACTGGCCCTGCTGTTTTCCAATCTATTTATACTACATCTGAACAAGCATTAGCTAGATTAAAAACATTGATACTTACTCGCAAAGGAGAACGTTATCAATTACCAACATTTGGAACAAATTTATTAGATATTATATTTGAACCAAATTTATCAAATCTTAAAGAAGATATTATAGATATCATTACTGGGCCTATAAACTTCTGGTTACCAGATATTGATATTGAAAGTATTGATATTACAACAGCTGAAGATGATCCTTCATTAGATTATCAAATTCGTATTTCGATAACAGTTTCTATAGTAACATTGGAAACAGAAACTATTACAATTACATTAGATAATCAAAATAATTTACAGGTAATATAACATGGAAACAAAAAAAGATATATCATATCTAGGAAAAGATTTTAATCAATTTCGAGCAAACTTAATTGAATTTACAAAAAGATATTTTCCAGATACATATACGGATTTTAATGAATCATCACCCGGATCCATGTTTATAGAAATGGCTGCATATGTAGGAGACGTGTTAAGTTATTATGCTGATACTAATTTAAGAGAATCATTACTAGAACAAGCTCAGGAACGACAAAATATATTTGATATTGCAAAAACGTTAGGTTATAAAGCAAACAACGTTGTTCCGGCATACGTTACGTTAGATGTATTCCAATTAGTTCCAGCAATCGGTACCGGGATTAATGTTCAACCAGATTATAATTATGCGTTAAGTATTAAACCTGGGATGCGTATTTCTCAAAATAATGGGTCTGCTGTATTTAGAACATTAGATTCTATTGATTTTACATTTTCTTCATCTATAGATCCAACAGAAGTAACTATATATGAAACTAATGATACAACAAAATTACCAGTATATTATCTTTTAAAAAAACAAATACGAGCAGTATCTGGAACGATTCGTACGAATTCTTATACATTTGGTTCTGCAAAACCTTATGACAAAATTGTATTACCAGAAAACAATATCATTGAAATTATTTCTGTTGAAGAATCGGATGGAGATAATTGGTATGAAGTTCCATATTTAGCACAAGATACGATATTCGAATCTGTTCCTAATTTATTAGAAAATGATCCAGAACTGTCACCTTATAGAAGTTCTGCTCCTAGTTTATTAAAACTACGTAAAACTGCAAAAAGATTTATTACTAGATTACGTAGTGATAATCGTTTAGAATTACAATTTGGGGCAGGAATATCAGATAATAATGATGAAGAAATTGTTCCAAATCCAGATAATGTAGGCAATGGTTTAGCTGGATTTCGAAGAGCAGTAGATGTTGATATCGACCCTGCTAATTTTTTATATACTCGTACATACGGACAAGCACCTTCAGATACTACATTAACCATAACATATACAGTAGGAAATGGCATTTCTGATAATGTTCCTGCAGGCGTTATGACAAATATTGATTTCATTGAATTTGATGATGATATTAATTCAACTGCTTCTGGTGCATTAGTTAATTTTATAAAAACAACTGTTGCAGTAAATAATGCTGAACCAGCATCTGGAGCTAAATCAGCTGAGAATAGTACAGATATTAAAAATAATGCACTTGCTGCGTTTGCAACGCAAAATCGTTTAGTTACTAGAGAAGATTATATTATACGTGCTTATTCAATGCCAGCAAAATTTGGTAGTGTTGCAAAAGCATATATTGTACCAGATGATCAAATATCACAAGAGTCATATGAACAAAATCGAATTGCTAATCCGTTAGCAATGAATATGTATGTTTTAGGATATAATGAATCTAAACAATTAACTCAACTTAATCAAGCAATTAAAGAAAATTTAAAAACATATTTAGGATATTATCGCATATTAACAGATGCAGTAAATATCAAAGATGCTTTTATTATCAATATTGGAGTTGATTTTGAAATTTCCGTATTACCTAATTATAATAGTAATGAAATTTTATTAAAATGTGTAGATGCATTACGATCTTATTTTGATATATCAAAATGGCAAATTAATCAACCGGTAATTAAATCTGACATAACAACAACATTGGCCAATGTAAAGGGTGTTCAAAGTGTCGTAGGAGTTAAGTTTTTAAATCTATATGATACTGATTTTGGATATTCTGGTAATATTTATGATCTTCAATCTGCAACACGTAATGGTGTTATTTATCCATCACTAGATCCTAGTATTTTTGAAATTAAGTTTCCTAATAAAGATATCCGCGGACGAGTAGTAAGTTATTAAGTTTTGAATATTTATACTAAAAGTATATTATGTTTAGAATATTTTACGCTGAATCAGATGCTACTGTATATGAAAGCTTAGAAACAACTAATACCGGACTAGATGAAATTTTAGAAATAGGAAAACGTTTAAGTACGGATGGAGAAACGTTACAGAAATCTAGAGCTTTAGTTAAATTTGATATGTCAGAAATTACGGATGTAGTTTCTAAATATTCACTTAATGTAAATACATGTAAATTTATATTACAACTTTATACTAGTACAGCGAAGAATTTACCGGCAGAATATACATTAGAAGCTAAAATGTTAGCACAACCATGGATTAATGGTACAGGTTATTTATCATCTAATCCTATAGTTTCAAATGGAGTGCAATGGGCAACTCCATATACTTCTTGGTCTCTAGATTCACAGTCTGGATCTTTATGGATATCTAGTTCACAACAAATTGATTTGGGAACCTCCGGCATACGAGTTTCAGGTTCAGGTGCAGGTGGCAGTTGGTTATATAGTACCGGTAGCACTTCATTTTCTAGTTCATATGCATATTCATATCAAACAACTGATTTAACATTAGATGTTTCTAATTTAGTTTTAAAATGGATTAGCGGCAGTAACAGTCAATCGATTGATAATAATGGATTTATTCTTAAATTTTCAGATGCAGATGAATTAAATAATGCAGTAACTGGTTATATTGACTTTTTTAGTAAAGAAACTCATACAATATATGTTCCTAAACTAACAATGTATTGGAATGATACTACGTATTCATCATCATTATCGGCAGTTGATTTAGAATCATATACCGTATTTACTAAATTAAAATCAGAGTATCGAGATACTGAAATTATTAAATTACGTGTTTATGCACGAGACAAATATCCTCAAAAATCGCCTACAAATTTGTTTCCAACGCAGACTGTTAAACGATTGCCGGCGAATACATTTTATACAATATTAGATGCAGCTACAGATGAAACCATAATTCCGTATGATGATATTTATACTAAAGTAAGTTGTGATAATACTAGTAATTACATTTATATTGATATGAACGGATTTATGCCGGAACGATATTATCGTTTACAATTCAAAATCAAAGATGGATTTACAGAACAGTATGTAGATGACGATGTATATTTTAAAGTAGTTAGATAATGTCAACACCAATACGATTAAACCCTAAATTACGAGATCCAATTCAACTTCAACTGGTAGCAAAATACCAAGGTAACCTAACTGTAACATCTAATGATACGAACATTGTTCCGAGAGATGAAGCCGGAAACATACAATTACAGGAGGATTCAACAACAAATCCGCTTCTTATAATTGAACCGATTGCAACTCGTATAAATCTTAATTCAGTTTTAAAAGTTTTAGATACACAATTTCAATATTTTAAATTTCCTGCAACAGTACGTGTTATTGATGATACAGAAGTTGATGTTGATTTAACAATACCAGAATTAGATACAATTAGCAACGTTAATACTGAATTAAAACTGCCAGTTGGCGTTGATGATAAGAATCAGCCAACACCATGGGATCGTATTAATACATCATATGATAGTACATGGTTTTATAATACAGGTTTTGTATCAAAAGGATTTAGAGAACTTCCGTTTACGGGAGATAATCAGCCTAGATTTAATGCATATACATTAACAAAAGATGTAATTGATTCATTACGACAACAAAATAAAACTTTAAAATTTACTATTCAAACACAATACGTTGGAGATAATACATCGCTAACTACGGGGTTTGTATTACGACTTAATCGAGATAATATCAAATCTTATAGACCGGCATCATTTCCTGTACCACAAATAAATACAATATCAACACAAACAAGTGCATATCCTATCTTAGGAATGGAATTCATATTAAATGCTGATGATTTAGTTGAAGACGATTATTTCGTTGTAAATGTTGTTTCTGGCAATCCGGCGTATTCATTGAATGATAAAGCTTATTGGAAAATTGAAGCAGTTGATATACCATCATCTCCGCCATTATTTGGAATTGACAACAAATCTGGCGTATATAATATACAAGGGGGTGGCGAAGAAGTAACTTTAAGTTCTGTTACATTTGATGCTTCATTTAATGAAATTGTAACTGAGATTGGTAAAAAAATCCCGGGATCAGATGAATTTATATTTACATAAAAGTTAAAAAATTAATGTTAACACAATACAAAAATATCGAACAAATTCAAATAGCATCTGGTTCTATATCTGCAGAACGTTTATCTCGCAGTAAAACAGAATTTGCAAGTTTTGATGCAGAAGAAGTAATTTATTTTAACACTGATATAAATAAACAAACGGAAGATAAACGTGTTGAAATGCATGTATATGCAGGCGATACATGGATTACTGGTAATCATCGCATTCAACTTAAAACAAAAATTCCGGAATATCGAAATAAACAAACGAATGCGGTAATTCAATTCGAAACTCAGCCGTTAGCTATTGATTTATATAAAGAATTTGAACGTTTAAAATTAACTGCTGGTACATTTCGAATTGCTATTAATTTCTTTAAGAATTTAATTGGTAGTTATGATTTACAACATTTACGTATTGATGAAATTTCTCCAGACCGTACGGAAATTAGACTTCGAGCAATTGATGCTGATGATCCAGAGTTTTTAACACAAATTACTTCATACATACAAAACGTTAAACAAACTACCGATAGATTTTATAAAAATTATCTATTAAATTTTAGTAGAAATAACTGCGTATTATTTGTTAACAGTGTCGTAATTGGTGAATATCTTTACGTTAAATTAGCAGAACCATTATCTGCAGATATTGATATAAATTTTAAATGTTGGGTTGTAGAAGAACAAAAAGACACATATATAGATCGTGTTTCAATTGTTCCTACAATATCTCAACGTCAATTTAATCAGTTAGCTAATCCAAATTGGGAAGCTAATTCTACAATTAATATTTCATCAGAAACAGGTTTTAAAACTTGGACTGAACTATTAGGTTCGTCTACACAAACATCTCAACAAATTGTAGATAATTATTTTTCCGGTAGTTTATCTGGAATGCAGTTAAATATTGATTACTCTGATTTTAATAATTTTATATTTTATAGTTCTGCCACAGAACGTTTAATTAATTATAAATACAAATTACAACTTTTAGAATATTATACATCTCAAAGTTTAATAGTATCTCAAATCTCCGGATCAGTTGCTACAACGAATGCATTAGATTATAACAATCTGAAAACTACATTAATAAGCGGATTTGATGGTTTTGAAAAGTATTTATATTATGAATCTCAATCCGTTTTATATACGCATCCTATACCAAACGAATCTGCGAATATCATTTCATTAACTGGCAGTTATATTACGCCGAGTCCTAAATCAACATCAACATATCCATATTCATTATATCCAATTTCTAGTAGTCAATTTACATCTTGGTATAATAATTTATTTTATTCAGCTTCATTATATGATTCGTTGAATTATAATTCTTTAATTAAAGCTATACCAGAATATATTAGATTAGATGAAGCAAATAATGGTTTAATAACATTTGTTAATATGTTAGGACATCATTATGATATAGTTTATAGTTATGTTAATCATATGTCAAAGATTCATTCTCGTGAAGAAAATCCTAAATTAGGAATGCCGAATGAATTACTATATTCTGTAGCAAAACAGTTTGGTTGGAATTTGATAGATGGCAATCAACAAGAAGAATTGTGGTCATATGTATTAGGAACTACGGAAACAGGAACTCCACAAACTGGATCAAATTCTATTAATGGCACATCGATGTCTGCTAAAGATAGAACATACTCAATTTGGAGAAGAATTGTAAATAATTTACCATTACTTCTAAAATCTAAAGGTACGAAGAGAAGCGTTCAGGCATTATTATCATGTTATGGAATTCCGCAATCAATGATATCAATTAATGAATATGGCGGACCTAGATTAGAAAGAGCACCAGTATATGAAAAATTAAATTTTGATTATGCGTTAGATTTAAGTAGTAGTGCAGCTGGTACTGTAACAGTAAATTATAATCAGCCTATAGGTGCAGTTGAACTGCGTTTCCGAACAGATGATATTGTAGCAAATCCATTTATCCCTAATACAATGAATTTGTTTACAGTAGGCTCAAACACAGTAACAATTGATTTTACTAGCGGTAATAAAGGTACTATGCAAATTAATGGTACTAGTTCTGCTGCAATTGAAATTTATAATGATGAATGGTTAACAACGATATTACAAACAAATGGAACTAATTTAGATCTAATAACTAAAAAATCTAAATATGGAAAAATTGTTGCGGCAGTTTCTGCTTCAACAACAGCATCTTTTGCTTCTTCTGGGACGTTAACGTTAGGTGGAACAATTGGTGGCAGTAGATTCGTAGGTCAATTACAAGAACTTCGTTTGTGGACATCTAGTTTAAATGATTCTGCATTTAATAATCACGTGAAAGCACCAGGTGCATATGATGGTAATGTAGATGCATATAATGAATTAGTATTTAGATTGCCATTAACACAAAAAATAAATCATTCATTAACAGGAAGTTTACCAGGAGTTCAACCTGCATCATCTAACATATCTGCATCATTTACGGGATGGACGTTAACGACACCATATGACTCATATGAAGAAACATATTATTATGATGCAATATCATTAGGTGCCGGAACATTTGATGATAATAAAATACGTATTGAATCAAATGATTTAGTAGGTACATTAGATGTTAAAACTAGAGCCGAACGTAGTCAATTTGATAAAGCGCCATTAGACAGTAAAAAATTAGGAGTATATTTTTCTCCACAAACAATGATTGATGAAGATATCATTGCACAATTAGGCTTTACTGATTTAGATCAATATATTGGCGATCCAGGGGAAACAGAAGAAAAATCATATCCTAGATTGATTCAAGCAGCACAAGGATATTGGAAAAAATATGCTGATAAAAATGACATTAATGCTTATATTAAAATCTTTACATTGTTTGATTTATCTTTTTTTAAACAATTGGAGCAACTACTTCCAGCTCGTGTTGATAAACTTACAGGTATTTTAATTCAACCGAATGTTTTAGAACGTAGCAAAGATACAATACTTCCGCAAATAAAACGTTTTGATTCTACATATTATGCATTAATTGAAGAGACCCATCCTACAGCATCTGGTGATTATTTGCAATACTTAGGTTCAATAGATGGAAATGTATTAACTATATCCGCGCAAGATGATGATCAATGGCAAATGTATTTAACGGCATCTCAAGCTAAAAAATATGATAGCACTACTTATTCATATGAATATTTAATTAGATCTGGTAGTATATATATTACTGCATCAACACCATATTGGCGTAGTGAAGGTTTATGTCCCGCAATAACAGGTAGTACAAAATCTGAATTTACTAAATATAAAATAATACTAAATACTACGGCTAGTTATACAGCTTCGCAGTTTAGTGATTATTTACCAACAGGTATTGATAATCAAAGATATTCAGGTGCAAAACTCACATCTCCAGGATTTAATATTGCATCAACCCAAACAACAGATGGCGGACCGGTTGTTGAATGGAGAACAGCAAATCCAAATCAATTAATATATCAAAACAATGGCGAACAAGGAAGTTTTGTATTGGTATAATTTTTATAACGCGTATATTTATATAAAATAAGGTTAAAACATTATGGGATACTTAGATAATTCTAGCGTTACGATCGACGCAATTCTAACATTAAAAGGTCGAGAATTACTTGCAAAAGGTGGTAATGCATTTCAAATTACACAATTTGCATTAGGTGATGATGAAATTGATTATTCATTATGGAATCCAGATCATCCATTAGGAACAGATTATTATGGTACTATCATCGAAAATATGCCTATCACAGAAGCAATTCCAGATGAAACTCAAGCATTAAAATACAAATTAATTACATTACCAAAACAATCAACCAATATACCGGTAGTTACGGTAGGTAATACCGCAATTACATTAGCTGCTCCGGGAGATAGTTCCGTTATTGCTCCTAATACAAGTAATTTCCAAGGTGGAAATGCTAATTTAGGTTATACTGCAATTTTATCAGATTCCACTGTTTGTGATATTCAAGTTACTCGAGCATTGCAAAATTCAACACTTCCAACAACACCACGTTTTATTGGAGATAATGAAGATGCACAAAGTGTAGCAGTAGCAGGATTTGAATTCCGTATTGTTGCTAAAACACAAATGATTGAAGACAAAACCGCAACAATTACAGTAATTGGTAATGAAACAGGTGGTAGTGTAACTATTAATGTAACTGTTAAAAAAGCAACTACAGCAACTATATAATAGGTTAAAAAAATGAATTATACGAAATTAAAACAACAACCACGACATGGTCAACAAGGCCAAAGAACCGGACGAAGTACAGGAATAACCCAAACATCTGTGGCGACAGAACAATTGGCTAATCTTTTACCACCTACTCCTACTCCGCCGTCGATAGGTCCGATCACAGCACAAGTACAACAATTAGCTCAACAACTTGCTAATCAAATTGTTGCAGAACGACAACAAACGCAGATATTAGCTCGTAATGGTAGAACATATACAAAATTTGATGTTGCTAATGATATTATTTCAAATCAAACAGAAGTTGTTACTGCTGGGTTATGGTCTGATAATGTAGCAAGTTTAGAAACTTATTTTACATCTTCAACTCAAACTACATCACAACGTCGTTATTATGTTGACGTATATCATAAAGCTACTACAGAAACCGGTTCTGCAGTTCAATTTTCATTAGCATTCGGCCATGCATTAGGTAGTGGGTCTGATTCACAAGGTCAACTTAATGATTCTCCTAGTAAAGCAATTTATTCTCAATACCGTCAACTTTTACTTTCTCCGACTGATACTCGTTTTACAACAGCTGGTTCTGGAAGTACTGATTATATTTATGTTGTTAATTTTAAACGTAACAGATTAAAAGAACGTTTAGATGCCGGCAATTGGGAATTACCGTTATTAACAATATCTAGCTCGCGTCCTACAAATGCAACAGGTAGTGTTTCTGTAACAGGTTCATCAGTAATTACACTTATCGATGATTCATCTATTTCATCAGCAACAGTTGGCGATTCTGGTAAAATTTATAATATTGTATCAGGATCGATAAATGGAGGTGTATTTAATCCATCGGCGCCTGTATATTATGGATTAGCTTATCCGGATTATGGTACTTTGATATTGGATGGTAAGATGTTAGATCAACAATTAAATTTCCAAACTAATACAGGCTCTAGTTCAGAAGGGAATAATCATTTTGCACTTTTCCATTCAGTTTCTGGATCTGCATTAGTAACAAATCTATCAACTTCAGATCCATATGGTTTCTTAGCACGTAATTCAGAAAAAGTAACAAGTACACATTATTTTGTAAGGGTAAAAAATGCAGAATATAATTTTTCTAATAATCCTTCATATGTTACAGGAAGTGTTGGACAAATAGCACAGTCAACATTTATTGGAGATCCTAAAACATATATCACAACAGTTGGTTTATATAATGATTCACAAGAATTATTAGCAGTTGCAAAACTTTCTAAACCATTATTGAAATCATTCCAACGAGAAGCATTGATTAGAGTTAAATTAGATTACTAATAATCATCAGTAATTTGAGCCCGTTATATTTATATGTATAACGGGTTTTTACTATCATGGCAGAATCAAAAATACAAGAACAAGATATATATACAGGTGTTTATCCAACAGTCTTTAAACGGATCGATGCATCTGATGTAAAAATAACACCGTTTCAAACATATAAATCGTGGACAGTTATATCTGGTAGTGATACTTCTAGTGCATTGCCATTACAAGCTATTTATTCAAATGTTAATACTTTACCGGCGCTAGGAACAACGTTAACATATAATGATGCTTCAAATATTGACGGAACGTTACAAACTATAACATATTTTTCTATTAATCATTTATTTTATAAGAATAAATCAGAACCCATGAAAACATATGGGCCAACCGATTTATCTCGTACAAGAAAATTTTTATATCAATCAGCATCAATACTTTCATTTCCACAAGTACGAGTTGGCGAAGGAATTAAACCGGCATCTTTTAATGTTGCCGGGAATGTTATTTCATATTATGGTACGGCTTCATATGGTACTGGTTCGTATGCATTTTCATTTGATTTTAGATCAGATCGTTACGGAAATATATATGATGCTTCATATCCTACTAGTTCGAACGTATCACAAGTTAAATGGTATGAAGGTTTTAATGAATATTTTGATACATCTAGAATTCCATATGAATCTGCAAATATTACATATGTACCAGGCGTTACTACAACTACTGGAATTCAAAGTCCAATCGGATATGCGGCACAGTTTAATGGAAACGGATATATTAAATCTACATTAGATGGTCTCTATGATAGAAATCATGATTATGCAATTTCATTTTTTATTTATGCATCAAATACAGGTAGTGCCAATAATTTAATTATAGCAAAAGCATCTAGTTCATTAACTCCTCAATATCCTTTTAAAATTGAAGTAGATACATCTAGTTATTTAGTATTTACAATTGCTGGTAGTACTACATTTAAGTCCCAATTAACATCTACAATTGAAATAGATGCACAAAATCATTTACATGTAGTATGTCAAAAAAGCGGTAGTAACATGGAAATTTGGATAGATGGCGTACAAGATATATCTATTACAGACAACTTGTTAATTGATACAAATTCGCCTTTTACTGCATCAGCTAGGATTGATAATAAAGATCCGTTATATATCGGAGGATGGGAAACTGATGCAAATATGACTGGTAGGATAGATGAAATTCGTATTTTTAATCGAGCATTAACTGCAACAGAAATTGGATATTTAGCAGATCGTTCAGAGGGTGGCACGTTATTACAAACAAACCATGTAGGTAATGTATTTGCAAAACAAGGAATTGCAGTTATATCTAGTCCAGATTATCGTTACGATAACATAATAAATATACCATATACTGCATCATATCGTAGTACTAAAACTATTTACGAAATGGGGGTAACTGCAAAAATTAATTCGGGAGATTTCAATGTTTCATCAAATCTTTCTTTAACAGGAGATGATGATATTACATTTAAAACATTTGCAACTGGTAGTGCATTCGCACCTTATATAACTACAATTGGATTGTATGATAATGCAGGACAACTTTTAGCAATTGGTAAATTAGCACAACCTATTCGCAAACGCCCAGATGTAGATATGAATTTTTTAATTAGAGTAGATTTAGATAGGAATATATCATGATACGATTAAAACAACTTTTACGAGAATTATCCGAAAATGATATTAATCGTTTGCTTGATAAAATTAAAAACAAACAGTTTCGATTTATAGGTAGTGGCGATAATGCTCGAGTATATGAAATTGATGGCGAAGACAAAGTTTTCAAAGTTACTACAGAACGAGATGAATATGAAGTAGCACGTGTCATTGCAGGACGTTGGAATGAATTTACTACGTTTATTCCGGTATATTATGTAAATGATCGAGAACATATGTTTATCATGGCAAATGCCGAACCATTACCGAATTCCATAAAACAAACCGTAGATCAATTCATGAAACGATATGGAGAATTTGCTAGATCTGAAGGTGGTGAAGTTTCTATATTTGAGTTTTTAGATGCCGATGGTGCACGTGATACAGACGTTAAACTAGTTAATTATTTACGTGCTTTGCAACGCGATGTACAAAAGACCGGGATTGACGAATTTGATTTAGATTTAGATTTTAGTTCTGATAACATGATGATATGGAATGGTAAAATGGTATTAGTTGATTGGTAAATATTTATATAAAAAATAGAAGGAAAGTAATGGCAATAAAAAGAAATAGTGCAGGATTTATTAGTGGATTTGATAATAGAACAGCAGATTTTAAAGGCAAACAACTTGTAGTTAGAGAACTATTAAAATATATGTATGATGGAAATATACCAACAGTATGTATGGGTAAAAATTTTAATACTGGTGAAGAATTTACTCCTGATGGTAGCCGAATACGCGTTGGAGAACCAGATTATGATAGTTTAACTGGCAATTTAGATTTAGGTACTATCGGTTTTTGGCATAATGTACAATCATATTATAAAAATGTAAAAGTTGGATCTAAATTACCAGATTGGCAATTAGTTGTATCATACATACAAATGTATCATGCACCAGGGGATAAAACGAATGTTTTATATTCTTATCTTAAAGTACGAGATACTGAATCTGGTAAAGAAGGTTGGGTTGATAGTCGAGCAGTTGATCTTATTTAATAAAACAATACATTATGAACATATTAGAAAATATCATAAGAAAATCATTATTTGAACGTAAACAACGTTTAAATGAAGCAATTAGTGATTGGAAGTATGATGGTACGTGGTCTCCTAGATTTGCGTCGAAAGTTGCCGGAGCGGCTCCAAAATCACTAAAAGGATTTACTGTTATAGCAAAAGGAGAAAAATTACCAGGGGAATTAGATCAAGGTATAGTTACTGATATTGCAAAATTTTTAAACTTTGCAGTCGATGTAAAACCAACCATAGGGATTGCTCCTTATAATACCGGGGCATATTTTATTGTGTTAGGTAAAGATTCACGCGTTACGAGATCAGAAAAACGCCGCGGAAACGAAATAAATGATGCAATCAATGGTTTGGCTTTTCCTATAGATAATATCAAAGATATAATTGATAATAAATTTATAAATTATATTGCTACAAATGCATGGAAATATCCTTCGGCTAAAGGCACTGCATTTGAAACCCCCAGGTCAGGCGTACTAGATTTTTCTTTTATATCTCCAGCAGATTTCGGTCAAGCTCCAATGATTGTAATTGGAGATTTAGAAGATTTACAAGCTGATTATAAACAATTATTACCGATTGCCCGCGAAATGAAAAATACTCCACAACCAAACGGAGATATGAATCGCATCGATGATATCAATAATGCAATTGAAAGCATGGAATTATTTTTGCAAGATTGGCCAGATTGGGCATCTTTGAGTAAAATATTATCGCCAAAAGCAACAAAACAACCTAGATTGAGATTGTCGGGTTTAGCAGATAAAGAATTAGTTGCTGCCGAAAAATGGGATGGTACTGATTCAAAACAAGCTGCAGCATTGTCAGCACAATCAGATGCAGAACAATCAGCTAGTACTGATGCAGCTGCTGTTGCTGCCAGGACTACCATGGTTGATCAAACAGATAAAGAATATGAAACTGTAGATAGTCCGACAGGTAAAATCATGTTTACTGGGAAATGGAATTTAGAAACACAACAACCTATAGATGGCGTTGCAACAGATGAAGCTGGTAATACGTGGGAAGGTGTTTGGAATGAAAAGGGACAATTTATTACCGGTACTGGATATAGAAAAATCGGCGATGGTGAGTGGAGAGGACAAATGATTAAAGGTTTTGCAAAAGGTTATGGAGAATATAAATCTCCTAATATATACTTCGAAGGATATGTTACAAATCAAAATGGCCAATTGGTTCCTGTAAAAGGAACTATTAATAGAAAATGGCAATCAGAGACTGTTCCGAGTAAATTTGAATCATATGTTGGAGAAATAGTTAATGGTAAATGGTATGAAGGTGACTGGACTAGATATGCTTCGGAATCTGGCAAAATAATTGAGTATATTTTTAAAGGCACATTTAATCCAACAACACCTGAAACACCTAAAGATGGAGTGGTAACTAAAGATGGCGATTATGCAAAACCATATGGTGAATTTGTTGATGGAGTTTTTACTAAGAATTAAAAAAATAATAAATAAGTTATGCGAAAAAATCATTTTCACTCTTCCGGAAACTCTAAACGAGCAGCAGCACTTAAACATGGTTATAAATCTGGATTAGAACATGTTGTTGCAGAAACGATAAAATCTACTCCATATGATTTGAAATACGAAACAGAAACCATAAATTATATAGTACCTGAGCGTAAAGCTAAATATACACCTGACTTCGTATTTACTAAACGTAATGGCCAATTAATGTTTGTTGAAACAAAAGGACGGTGGACTACAGCAGATCGTACAAAAATGAAACATGTTCTAGCATCAAATCCTGGAATAGACATTCGAATGGTATTTCAAAATCCTAATCAACGTTTATCAAAAACAAGTAAAACTACATATGGAGAATATGCTTTAAAATTAGGTATACGTCATGTTGCAAAAAAGGATATTCCTGCAGAATGGCTTGAAGAATGCCTTAAATCGGGTGAAATGCCGATAAATACAAAACGTTTCTTTGGATAAGGTTTGATTTTTAAAATATTTTTAATATATTCATGAATAATTAATGAAATTTATTTAATTAATAGATTGAATGTAATGTTAATGAAATTTAATGTAATGAAATCGTTTGATCAGGAATGAAATGTATGTATCAAACATATATTAATATTATTTAATTGGATTCCTTACAGAATATTCATATATTAATAGTATGGAGAATCTAAAATTACTTCAATTATTAGAATCAGTATTAGGTAAAGGAAAGCCAACATCTGGTGGTAATATATCATTCTTTTCTCCATTTACTTCACACTATAAACCAAAATTAGAAATTCGATTAACTCCCGATGCTTCTGGAAATTATACTTGGCATTGTTGGATATCTGATAAGAAAGGTAAAAGTATTTCTTCTTTATTTAAACAATTAAATTTACCTAAAGAACGACACGAACAACTTAATCGCATAATTGAATCTAGCAAATATCGTGTTTCAGTTAAAGAAACAAAAATTAATCAAACAATACAATTGCCAGCAGAATATGCACCACTTTGGATTAAGAAAAATACACCAGATTATCGAAATGCAATGTATTACTTAATTAATAGGGGTGTTACGGTTTTTGATATTTTAAAGTATCGAATTGGATATTGCGAATCTGGAGAATATTCAGGAAAAATAATTATTCCTAGTTACGATCGAGACGGTCAATTAAATTACTTTGTAAGTAGAGCATTTTATAAGTCAGATAAATTCAAACATAAAAATCCAAAAATTTCAAAAGACATTATTGGATTCGAAATGTTCGTAAATTGGTCACAGCCAATTGTACTTTGTGAAGGAGCATTTGATGCAATTGCAGTTAAACGTAATGCAATACCACTTTTTGGAAAAATAATTCAAGGTGCTTTGCAAAAGAAAATCATTGAAGAACGAGTTAAAGATATATACATATGTTTAGATGCGGATGCTTTAAAAAATGCATTATCGATTGCTGAAAAATTTATGGCTGAGGGCCTTAATGTTCATTTCGTTGAATTGCAAAGTGAAGATGCTTCAGAATTAGGATTTCAAAGAATTACAGAAATAATAGAGAATACAGATATTTTAACGTTTGAGCGCATCATGGAGCTCAAAATGGGATTGTTATGGACATAAAACGAATTGATATTGGAATAGATAAAATAGATAAAATTTATCATGTTTCAGATATACATATTAGAACATTAAAAAGACACGGAGAATACCGTCAAGTATTTGAAAATCTATTTGAATACATTAATAAAACTGCAACTAGTAATAGCATAGCAGTTGTTACTGGTGATATCGTGCATAGCAAATTAGATATGTCGCCAGAACTAGTTCAGATGCTAGTTGATTTCTTTAATGGATTTAAAATACCTACAATTGTTATTTTAGGTAACCATGATATGAATCTAAACAATATGCATCGTATTGATGCTGTTAGTCCCGTACTAGATGTTATTCGTAATCCTAATATTCATTTCATAAAAGACAATGGACTATTTGAATTAGGAGGTGTAACATGGAATCATATGGCAGTCGACAAAACACCTGCAGATTATATTCGAGCAAAAGATTTTACTGCTTCATATAAAATTGCACTTCATCATGGTGCTGTTAATACTGCTAAAACGGATATTGGTTATCAAATTTCAAACGAACATGTAACTACAGAATTATTTGCAGGGCATGACATTACATTGTTAGGTGATATTCATAAACCGGCCCAGTTTTTAGATGATGCTTGTACAATTGCATATCCAGGAAGTTTGATTCAACAGAATCATGGAGAAGCATTAGATCATGGAATACTTGTTTGGGACTTGCAAAAAAAGACAGCAGATTTTGTGCAAATAGAAAATGACTATGGTTATGTTACATTAGAAACTCAAGGCGATACCATTGTATCACATCCGCACCGAATGCCTAATAAACCACGTGTTAGAATCAAATTCAATGGTACTAGTGCGGCAGGTATGAAGAAGCTTATTGCAACAATACGTAAAAAGTACAATGTACAAGACATAACAATTCAACGTACAATTGAACATGGTTCTGCAAATACATCTTCTAATTTAGCAATAGGAAATGTACGAGATGTTGAATATCAAAATACATTATTAACTGACTATATTGATACACACTTTCCTCAAGCAACTCCAGAAGAGACAGATGCAATACGTCATATTAATAGAACAATTAATTCAAAACTTCCTGCAGTAGAATCTATACGGCATACAACATGGCATCCCATTTCATTTGAATTTGATAACATGTTTTCATATGGTGAAGGCAATGTGTTAAATTTCGAAAACCTGTCAGATGTATGTGGTTTATTTGCGGCAAATACGTCTGGTAAGTCATCTTTGCTAGATGCAATAACTTATACTATTTTTGATAAATGTAGTAAAACCGGAAAAGCAAATGAAGTTTTAAATAATAAAAAAACTTGGTTCCGAGGTGTTTTTAAATTTGAAATGAATGGCGTTACATATACAATTGAACGTAGAGGTACTCAAAATAAAAAGAAAGAAACACACGTAAAAGTTGATGTTGATTTTTATACTGATGCAGAAAATTTGAATGGCGAAGAACGAAGTGATACAAACAAAAACATTCGTCGTTATTTAGGCACATATGATGATTTTATCTTAACGGCATTTTCACTTCAAGCAGACAACAATAACTTTATTGAAAAGTCTCAGAAAGAACGCAAAGACTTACTTTCACAGTTTTTAGATATTACGGTATTTGAACAACTTTATCAACTTGCGGCAGATGAAATTAAAGAAACTGCAGGTCGTTTAAAAGATTATAAAAAAACAGATTTTGCTGAAATTATTATTAATTCTGACAATGTTATATCTGCAAACCAAGATACAATTACTGCATTAGAAAATGAAGAAGACTCGTTACAAGATCAACGTAACGTATTGCAAGAACGTATTGTTGAATTAATTGAAACTAAACTACCGACTACATATGATGGTCCAAATTATGAAGAATTAAAACAACAAGAACAAGATTTAATTGAACATATCGAATCAATCCAAACGGATATTGAAACTGCAGAACAAGATTTAGAACAGTTATTAGCAGATATACATGCACATAAAAAATCGTTAGCTGAATTCAATGTTGAAGAAATAGACACACAAACAAAGCAATATGCTAAAATACAAACTCAAGTTAATACACTTACACAAATACAAAGAAAACAACAGGAGATAGTAAATGCAAAACAAGAAAAAATCAATCATCTTGAAACACATCAATATGATCCGCAATGCAAATACTGTACATCTAACGTATTCGTTCAAAATGCAATCGAAGCCCAAAATACAATTGATAATGATCGAAATGTATTAAAGGTAACACAAAATGAAATTGAAGAATTAAATACACAATTAGAAAATTTAAGTCCAGTATTTGATACAGCAGAAAAAATGTCTAAGTTAAAAAATACTGTTGCACATGAACAAACAAAATCAGAACGAAACGAATTGCAACTTCAAATTTTAGAAAGTGAATTACAAACCCGCGAATCGGAATTAGAAACTGTAATTGAACGTCAACAATCATTTCTTCACAATGAAACGGCAATCAAACACAACAAAACAATTGATACCCAAATCAATGAATGTAAAGAAAAAATTTCTACAATATCAGAACAAATCAAAACAATTCAATCTGAAATAAAAAATAATTATGGTGCAATTGAAGTAGCAAAAACACAAAAAGCTACGGCAATGCAACAACTAGAACGTTATCAACAACTTGAAACAGAATACAAGGCATATGGTTATTATTTAGAATCAGTTAAAAGAGATGGTATTCCATACGAATTAATTACAAAAGCTCTTCCTAAAATAGAAGCTGAAATAAACAATGTACTCAATCAAATTGTTGAATTTAACATGGTAATGAATACGGATGGTAAAAATATTAATGGTTATATCATATATGACGAAGATAATTATTGGCCATTAGAATTAACTAGTGGAATGGAACGTTTTATATCTAGCTTAGCAATTCGTATAGCACTTATCAATGTTTCAGCATTACCACGTCCTAATTTCATTGCTATTGATGAAGGTTGGGGAAGTTTAGATTCAGAACATATTTCTTCCGTAGTTAATTTGTTTGAATATTTCCGTACTAAGTTTGATTTTTCAATCATCATATCACATGTTGATTCTATGCGAGATATGGTTGACAATTTAATTGAAGTAAACAAGACACAAGGATTTAGCAAGATCAATCATGTTTGATATTTATAATAAAGATATCAAATTCAATGAAACGCAAAGAAGCAGTATATAAAGGTTTAGAATTCATTCCGGTTTATTTTGAAGATACATCATTAACCTCACCGGACTATTTTCAAATAACTGAATTTCCTACACGTTTAACAGCTGGTAAAAATCTATTTAAACTTCGAGGTCATCCTACTAATTTACGTGTAGGCGGAGTATTAAATATCGAAGTATTAGATTATAATGGTGATCCAATTTATTCCGAAGTTGTAGATTACATTGATGAAGATAAGTCTCGTGTAATTGCAATTTATATTTATTCAGAAACATCTCCTGGCGATTGTAGCATAACACTTTTAGCTGAAGCACAAACTATACAAGGTCAATCCGTACCACAAGAATGGCAAGGTCGTCCAAATGTTAAATGGAAAAGAACGGTACCTGTTAATCCAAATGTATCAAACGTATCCGAAATCATATTTTCTAAATTACCAGAAGTGATGGTATCAGAACAAGTAGGCGTACAATTAGATCGAATATATTCTGGTAGTCAACAGTTTCCAACATATTCAACTGGAACAGTACGATTATTTACACTTAATGGTGCACCTGCAATTGAACTTGTAGGAGGTAAATTCACCGGAGATATGAAAACGGGAACAATAACTGTTGCTACTCCACAAAATCCTTCTCCTACTCCTAATTATCCGGTGGTTTCCTCTCCTTACGTAAGTACAATAAAAAAAGTATTATCTGACACTACGATTCTATTAGATGAAGAATATACGGTTTATAGTAGCCAAAGCATTTTTCCTCACGTATACGCGGAATTTGCTGCTTCTTCATTTTCATTAACATATGAACAAACACCTACGTATGTTGCAACAGAAAATTCACAATCATTTGCTCTTCTACAAATTAAAGGATTAGAACCCGCAACTGGCGATGTATCTCGAATAAAAGTTTATACAAACAATAAAGGTACGGTTGGTACTTGGGAATTAGTTAATGATGTTGAACTTGAAGAAACAGAAATATTCGTAACTAGCACAGCATCTTTATTTCCTGATCAGAGTATAGGTGCATTTACATCTCAAAGCATTATCGATACGTATTGGGAAGGATTTACATATACGGGTAAAAACACCGGAACAGCTCCAACACTTACTTGGTCAACTGCATCTTTAAATAATGCAATGAACATTACAAGTGTAACGGATATTTCTGCACAAAATGCTGTTTTAGTAGTGCAAAATAAATCTGCATATAATGGAGTATTTATTGCAACATCATCATATAAAGTTTCTATAGATGCATTAGGAACGCGAGATACAACAGGTGTTAATCCTCGAATATCAGTATATATTTCTGGAAGTGCTGTAGCATTTGATCCAACAGACTATTTTAATCAAGAACTACCAAGAATATTAGGTAAACGCATCGGAGAGTTAGAAGTAACTTCAGATTCACAGCGTTTTGATGACGTAGTATTTAATTTTGAAAGCAATTATGATGGAACTGGTGCCTTGTTATTTGTAGTAGAATCAGGTACCTGGCAAATTGCAGATGTTCGTACAACTACAGATAATGATGCAGGATATTCTCCTAATTATACTAGAATTAGATCACTTATCAATACACCACATAAAGCAAACAATCAAATATCTTTTAAAGTAGAATATTACAATGTGGATGGTGTTATTAGCAAACAAATATCTTATTTGTATGATAAATCTTGGCAAGGTGGTAATAGATACATTGATGGCGATTATTCAATGCTTACCGGTTCACTGTATGTTGCAGATTCATTAGAATCAGGTGTTGCAATCAGTGGATATAAAGATACTGGTTTTGTTAGATCATTAGGATATGAAGGATTTGATGCCGGATTTCCTGGTTTTTTAATTTGGTCCGGATCAGCATTATCAGGTTCGCAAGGAACTAAAGGTGGAGTTCCATATAGTGGCGTTGGTTTAGAATTATACGGCGATGCAAATAATTATTTTAGATATGCAACTAATCCATCGGAATTAGATGTACATACTGAAACATTTTTCTTTGGCGATCCTAATTCTCAATATATTTCCGGAAGCAATGGTAATTTAGAAATTTCATCAAGTGGATTTTATTTAACAGCTGACGGCGATGTAACTGCATCTTCATTTATAGCAATTAATAATGGTAATACATTATTTGATTCGAATTCAGAATTTGTTGATGGGGTTAATGTAGGACGGATTGTATATTTTGATCAATCTGAAGTTACATTTAACTTAGCATCAATAACTAGTTTAGCTACCGCACAGACAGCTTCGGTATTTCAAACATTTATTTTACCAGGGGAAACTAGATGTCAAGTTTCATATACATATGAAATAGATAATGATAGTCTTACTGATCCTGTAACTATTAGATTTCAAACATTTATTGCATCGGCTAGTTTAGGTCCTACGGTAGGTAGTAGTTATTACGGCACATTTCAAGATGTTGCCGAGTTAGGGGGATTACAAACACTAGGAAATTCAGTAGCATCTAATACAATCGAATCAGGAGCAGAAACAAAAGAAACAGTCGTCGGTGGAACAGGAAAAACAAATTTTGCTAATCGTCAAGGAATGTATGTACAAATTTATTTAGTTGTATACACATTATCAACAGCTCCCACTGGTACACTTAAAATGAAAAATTTCGTTTGGCGTACTAGTAGATCGGTAGGGAGTACAATAACTTCGCCGACAACACCAATTATAGAATCATAATATTTATATAAAAAGAAATACAAATGAACAAAATAACAACGTTATTTCCTGGAGGATTTAAACCATTAACGGGAGCACATTTAGCACTTGCAGAACGTTATGCACAACACCCTGATACTGATAAGGTAATACTTTTAATTGGACCTAAAGACCGTGATGGAATTACTAGAGAAAAAACAATTGAAATATTCAATTTAATTAATCGAAATCCAAACATTGAAATACAACCAACAGAATTCAATTCTCCTATCATGGCTGCATATGAATATCTATTTGCATTACCGCAAGATGCAACAGGTCGTTTTGCCATGGCAGCATCAACGAAAGGAGATGATTACGTACGTGCAAAAGATTTTGTTCCTAACGTAGATAAATACAAAACAATTGGAGATAAAAAAGGACGTAAAATTCCTGCAGGAGTAGATGCAATGGAATTAAATTTAGATATTGATCCACTGACTGATAAAAACGGACAACCCATTTCAGCAACTACAGTACGTGCTGCATTAGCAAATGGCGATTATGATGCGTTTAAACAAGCATATCCAGCACAAAATGATTCTGAAATTAAAAATGTATGGCAAATATTAAAGGGTGTACAAGAAACATTATTTTCAAAAAAATGGTGGCAACATGTTTTGCAAGAAGATGTTAAAAATGTAGTTGAAGGATATATGGATCCAAAAACAGCAGAAAAACACAAACAAAAAATTGCAAAACTTAAAAAGTTTCTACATAATAGTTTTGGACGTCCATTTGTATATGATTTTAAAGAATTTGAAAAAACCGTAGTTGGAGTTCCACTAACTGAAGCAATTCAAATGATTAAAGAAGGTGGCGCTGCAGGACATATGGCACATCCGTATGATGACTATGCACTTTCATTTGGAGATGTTAAAGAAATAATTGCACGTGCATTAGGTGGACGTTTAGATATAGAAGCTGCAGTAACAGAAAAAACCGATGGTCAAAATATTCAAGTAACATATAAAAATGGACAAATTGGTTTTGCTAGAAATAAAGGTACTGTAATTAATCCGATGACTGTACAAGAAATTCAAGATAAGTTTGGAGGACGCGGACCTATATCAGATGCATTCGGAAATGCAGCAGAAGATTTAGCAGAAGCATTCAATCGAGTAGATGCAAATGTTTTAAACGGTATTTTTAAAAACGGACGAGTATTTGCTAACATGGAAATTATTTATCCTGCAACTAAAAACGTAATTTCGTACGATGTTGCAGTATTACAGTTCCATAATTTAGTTGAATATGATGAAGCAGGTAACGTTGTACAAACAGATTTAACCGGAGGCGGCGCATTGCAAAGCATCATACAAGATGCAAATGCACATTTACAAAAAACATTTTCATTTATTCCACCGCAAAAAATTAAAATCGGTAGATTATCAGATTTTGAAGATCAACAAGCTGCATTTTTTAATGAAGTAGATCAATTACGCGATCGTTATGGATTAAAAGATACGGATTTAGTTTCTGATTATCATAAAGCGTGGTGGGGAGATGTAATACGAGAAAAAGCACAAGCATTGGGTTATGATATTTCAGATTCAATTTTAACAGCATTAATTAATCGTTGGGCATTCTTTGATAAATCTGCAAATATTGCAGCACTTAAAAAACAAATTACAAATCCGGAATTTTCTGCATGGGTAACTGAATTTGATAAAAAAGATTTTAAAACGTATTACAAACAAAACATGGAACCGTTTGAAAGCATATTTTTAAGATTAGGCGCTGTAGTATTACGTAATGCAGAAAATTTCTTAGCAGCAAATCCATCAAAATCGATGCAAGAACTTAAAAAAGACTTAGCAGATTTAATTAGGGAATTAGAAACGACTCAAGATATAAATACTATTAAAAAATTAGAACATGAATTAAAGCGTATACAGCGGTTAGGAGGATTTGAAGCAATTGTACCATCGGAGGGTGTAGTATTTGTATATGGTGGCAATACATACAAGTTAACAGGCGCATTTGCTCCCGTTAATCAGATACTAGGGGTATTAAAGTACGCACGGTGATATTTATATTTATAAGAAAATAGGATGTCGAGATCAGCAGGATTTAATTTATCAGAAACTCATAAACAAAATATTTCAATATCGTTGAAAGGTAGAAAAAAACAGTTTATATATAAAAAATTTTCATTTATTGATTACATGAATTTATATGATGATTTTATAAATAAAAATTTTAAAGATAACACATTAGGTATTGAACAATATTGTAAGCTATCAAATAAAATTACTAGCACAACATTTCGTAAATTTATCAAAGATAATAAATTATTTTGTCCAAAAGCAAAATGGAATAAAATTAGATTAGAAAATCACAGAAGATATATGATCGAAGTACGATTTAATATGAATTATGAACAATGGTTAGAATCGTTACCGGAGAAAAAATCATATTATATGCAAGTAAGATCGTTAACTGAAAAACAACCATTACATACATTAGAAAATTATCAAAAACGCGGCAAGTTTACATATCACGTTGATCATATTATTCCAATCATATATGGGTATACAAATAATATCCCAGCCGAACAAATAGCACATATTAGTAATTTACAAATTATTACTGCACAAGAAAATTTACAAAAAAGCTGTAATATTATTTAATAATATATTTATTTTAAATAAAAGCAAATAAGGCTAAAAATGGAAAAACACAAAAGCAAATACAAAAAACCAGAAAATACAAAGTATAAATCAAGAAAAGATTTAAAAGATTATACAACAGATGATAAAACTGGTGCATTGAATCCATATTCTACAAAACAAAAACAAAACAATGTTTTACGTAAAACTGATAAAGAAGTAGTAGATGACGGAAAATATGATGTAAAATACAATGCTGATGATCGTTTATATAAAGATTTAGAAGATGGTGAGTATGATGCAAAACATGCTGCAAAAGTATTTAAAAAACGTCAAGATAAAGAAGAAAAAGAAACTGCCGATGTTCTTAAAGATAAAATAGAAAATTTAACTAGAGAACAACGTGAGCGTTTAGTTCGAGAATATGTTCGTAGAAAAATAGTTAAAGTTATTTTAGAACAAACAGATACTGTAGAAGAAAAACCAGAAGAAGAAACACCAGAGGCTAAAGCAGATGCTGCAGCAATTACCGCAGCAGGAGGAGCACCAGCTACTGCAACATCGCCTGATACCAGAACAACCTCTGATGCGAGTTCTAGCACAACACCTGCAGGAACTACAACGCCAACATCAACAACTGGAACTACGACTACCGATTCTAATGCTGAAGCTGAAGCCGAGGTATCACCCGAAACTAAAGAAGCAATGGATATTGATCGATTTGTACAATATCTTAAAAAACAAGAAGGAAATATTGCAAAACTCAAAGCTATTATTAAAGTAATTAATCTTTCACTAAATAAAACAGAAGTTGAAGATAAAGCAAATGTTTGGAAAATGTTAAAAATTACATCTAATAAAAATTTAGATAAGTTATCGCAATCAAAATAAATAATATATGTCAAAATCAAACAAGTTACAAAATATCAAAGCCATTCAACAAATGATTGATGGCACGCATAAGTTTCAAAGTAAAAAGACAGTGGGGTTTTCTGATGCTGAAGCACAAGCTCGCAAATCAGAACGCCATGAAGTTGGAGACGTATGGGAAGAAACTGATGCATCAGGAATGACGTGGGTCATTGAACAAAAAGATGGCTTTCGAGTTCGTAAAACAAAAAATACAGAAGTATTTCAAGAAATACGTGATGAATTACGTAAATTTCCAAATTGTAGAAAAGATACATGTACGTGTTTATCTCCGAAACCAGCAGATGAAAAAATGCGTAAACTTAATGGAATGTGTTTAGATTGTACCATTGATTGGGAACATGAGATGAGAAAAGCTGGCACATATGAAGAATATGAAAAACAGCGAATACGTCAAAATGCCGAAGCATGGTTACGTCAAGCAGAAAAAGATGTTGCTATGCTTAAACAAACATATACTGAAGCATCAAAATTTGTTGTAAATAGCGATGGTGAAATTGAAACGTGGGCCGCACAAATGACACCAGAAGAATTTGAAGAAAAAATAGAAAAAAGCTTTGAACAATTTAAAGAAAGATTTTTAAACCGATTAAATGGAGAAAACAATGAAAACAATTAAAAAATATTGGGCTATTATAGTAGGCGCTATATTAGCATTATTTGGAATTGCTGTTGCAGCAAAAAAGAAACATGATGATAAACAACAAGTCAAATCAGCAAAAAAGATTGATGGTAATAATCAACAAGTAGATATAATTACAGGCAAAGTTGATGCAATTGAAGATCAAAAAAATCAAGTTAAACAAGACATTGCACAATTGGTTTCAGATGTTAAAAATTTAAAAGACAAAAAACAAACAACTACTACAACTACTAATAAAACGGCAAAACAAGCTAAAGAAAATATTTTAAATAAAACTAATAAAAGAAAAAAGAAATGAAAAAAATACTAGTTATATTATTATTTCCGTTATACGTATTTTCACAATCTGTACCAGATACATGTTTCACAGAACAAGAATTAAATGATATTTCAAATACGTTAGATTCACTTTGGGAAGTTGATGAAATAAATATAGATATTATTTCAAAACAACAACTTATAATAAAAAAGCAACAGTCAGTTATGTATTTAGATTCTGTACAAATTTCATTACAAAAACAACAGGTTGAATTGCTTCAAAAAAATATTGATTTATATGTAGAACGCGAAAAACGTTTACAACCTAAATGGTATGATAATAAAAACATATGGTTTGGATTAGGTGTTTTTACTACATTAGGGTCTGGAATATTAATCAATGAAATATTAAAATAATATGTCTCAACCAAACATAAAACAGGTTATTCAACAACAGTACGCGATGTGTGCTAAAGATCCTGTGTTTTTTATGAGACAATATTGTTATATTCAACATCCTAAAAAAGGAAAGATAAAATTTAATTTATTTCCATTTCAGGAATCATCATTAACAGAATTACGAGATAATAGATACAATGTAATCCTTAAGTCACGTCAGTTAGGTATATCAACTCTTTCGGCAGGATTTGCTCTATGGAGCATGTTATTCAAACAAGATTTTAACGTACTTGTTATTGCAACAACTCAAGAAGTAGCAAAAAACTTAGTAACGAAAGTGCGAGTAATGCATGACAATTTGCCTAGTTGGTTGAAAGGAAATATTGAAGCCGATAATAAACTTTCTCTTAAATTTAAAAACGGTTCGCAAATCAAAGCAGTATCATCTGCAACCACCGGTGCACGTTCTGAAGCATTATCATTGCTAATTATAGATGAAGCTGCATTCATTAGAAACATTGAAGAAATATGGATAGCATCGCAAGCTACATTATCAACGGGTGGAGGTGCAATTGTTTTATCTACACCTAATGGGGTAGGTAATTGGTTTCATTCAGTATGGTCAGAAGCCGAACAAGAGATAAACGGGTTTCATACAATCAAATTGCATTGGACCGTACACCCGGAACGAGATCAAAATTGGCGAGATCAACAAACTCAACTTCTAGGCGAAAGAGGTGCAGCACAAGAATGTGATTGTGACTTTATTTCATCAGGACATACTGTAGTAGATGGTGCTGTATTGCTAGAATATGAACAAAAATGTTCTGATCCTATAGAACGAAGAGGATATGATAATGCATATTGGATTTGGGAATATCCTAACTATGAAAAAAATTATGTAGTAGTAGCTGACGTTGCTAGGGGTGATGGCGGCGACTGGTCGACATTTCATGTTATTGATGTTGAAAATGTATCACAAGTTGCAGAATACAAAGGAAAACTTCCTCCGAAAGATTTTGGTAATATGCTTGTATCGGTTGCAACTGAATGGAACAATGCGTTACTAGCAATTGAAAATGCAAACATAGGTTGGGCTGCAATTCAACCTGCATTGGATCGTAATTATGAAAATTTATTTTATACATATAAAGATGATGGGTATGTTGATATAGACGTACAACTTAAAAAAGGTTATGATACGAAAGACAAATCACAAATGGTACCGGGAGTTTCAACAACATCACGTACGCGTCCATTAATGATTTCGGCTCTTGAAATGTATATGCGAGAACGAACACCAATTATTAGATCAAAACGGCTGATTCAAGAATTATTTGTTTTTGTTTGGCTAAATGGTAAAGCTCAATCACAAAATGGTTATAATGATGATTTAGTTATGGCATTCTGTATTGGACTTTGGTTGAGAGATACATCTCTTAAACTTCGACAACACGGTATTGAACTTAATAAACGCGCACTATCACATTTCAAAAAAACAGAACCAGTTATTTATACTAACAATCAACGACGTCAAGATACAGGTTGGTCTTGGAATAATGGCGCGGATGATGAAAATCTAACCTGGTTGTTATAAAATCTACTTGGTTCTAAACATAGTTATATTTATAATAAAAAAAATATATGGCATCATTAAGAAAACGATTACAGAATTTATTTTCTACTAACGTTATTGTACGTGCATACGGAAAAGACCAAATTAAAGTTGTTGATTCAAACCGGTTGCAATCAATTGGAAATTTAAATCAAACAAAAGTTGCTGATAGATATACACGTTTACATGGTACAAATCGTCACCGTGTAGGTGGAATGGGCGGGTATGATTCAAATTATTATATGCATCAAAATCGTATGCAGTTATACACTGATTACGAAATGATGGATAAAGATCCTATCATAAGTGCCGCACTTGATATATATTCAGATGAATCAACATTAGCTGATCAATTTGGAGATGTATTAACTATTAAAACTAATAAAACGCAACTTCAAAAAATACTTTATAATTTATTTTATGATGTATTAAATATAGAATTTAATCTTTGGCCATGGATTAGAAATATGGCTAAATACGGAGATTTCTTTTTAAAATTAGATATAGCAGAAGAATTAGGAGTCATTAATGCTCGTCCATTTTCTAGTTATGAAGTAGAACGTTGGGAAGAATTTGATGATGAAACAGGAGATTATAAAATTAAATTTCGCCATGCTTCTAGTCCTAATTTAATGTATGATGTTTTTGAAGTAGCACATTTTAGAATGTTATCAGATTCCAACTTTTTGCCATATGGTAAATCAATGTTAGAAGGTGCTCGTAAAGAATTTCAAAAACTTACAATGTTAGAAGATGCAATGCTTATTCACAGAATAATGCGTGCACCAGAAAAACGTATTTTTAAAATTGATATTGGTAATATTCCACCAAATGAAGTTGATACATTCATGGAACAAGTTATCAACAAAATGAAAAAAATTCCACACGTAGATCAAAATACTGGTAATTACAATTTAAAGTTTAATCTTAACAACATGTTGGAAGATTATTATTTACCAGTGCGTGGAGGACAATCACAAACATCAATAGATACATTACCAGGTATGACTTTTACAGGTATTGATGATATCAATTATGTTAAAGATAAAATGATGGCTGCTCTTAAAATTCCTAAACCATTTTTAGGATATGCAGAAGCAGTTGAAGGCAAAACTACATTAGCGTCAATGGATATACGTTTTGCTAGAACAATTGAACGTATTCAAAAAATAGTTGTATCCGAATTATATAAAATTGCAATCATACATTTATATGCTCAAGGATATGATAATGAAGATTTAATTGGTTTTGAATTAGAATTAACAGCTCCGTCAATTATTTATGATCAACAAAAAGTTGCATTAATGACTGAAAAAATGACATTAGCAACTGCAATGAAAGATTCAAAACTTGTTTCAGATAAATACATATATGAATACATTTTCAATATGTCAGAAGATCAATGGTTGCAAGAACGTACCAATGTTATTGAAGATTTAAAATTACGTTTCCGTCAAAACCAACTTGAACAAGAAGGAAATGATCCTGCAGTAACAGGAGTATCATATGGAACTCCACATGATTTAGCGTCAATGCATATGAGTTCTGATGATGTAGAAGATAAAGACAAAGGTGGCCGTCCAAAAGAAGGAATTAAATTTGGACAACACAAAAATGCATTTGGATGGGATCCTACGGGTAAAAAAGAAATGGATCAAAGCTTCGATGTTGAAAATCAAAAGTCTGCATTTTTACCAGATCCGCGTCGAGAACGTAGATTAGATTTAGCTCATGAAAGTATATTAAAAACTTTAAAAAATTCTAAATACGGAAAATCATATTCCATTATATCAGAATCTATAACAAAAAATAAAGATACAGATACAGATGCTGGAACTTTATTAGATGAGAATAATATTTTATAACATATTTATTTTAAAAGTATCGTATTGGTATGAAAAAATTAAAACATTCAAAATACAAAAATACCGGCATTCTTTTTGAAATGTTAGTACGAAAACTAACTTCAGAAACACTAACTTCAGATAAATCTATTACGATTGATATAATAAAAAAATATTTCGGAAGAAATACAGAATTATCAAAAGAATTACAATTATACAATGCATTGATTAAAGAATCTCATAAGTCAGAAGCACGTGCATTAGATTTTATGCGTACGGTTAAAGAAGCTCATAAAAAACTTAATCATAATACGTTAAAACGACAAAAGTATAATTTAGTTAAAGAAATTTCTGAAAACTTTGTATTTGAAAATATGTCAAAAATTCATATTAATAATTATAAAGAATTAGCTTCTATTTATATGTTATTTGAATATGAAGAAGCAGAAAATCCAAAACAAATAATAGCATGTAAAAACGTTTTGTTAGAACATGCATTACCGAAGCCTAAATTAGTTGAACAGCGAGATCCAGTATTAGAATCTTTTGCTAAACAAGATAAAAATGTACGTTTATTAACATATAAATTGCTTGTAGATAAATTTAATAGTACGTATTCTGAAGTATTATCAGAATCACAAAAACAACTATTAAACAAGTATATTACGCACGTTAATGATACCGAAGCATTAAAAGAATATGTTCAACGTATTATTCCAACAATTAAAAAACGATTATCAGAACATGCAAAACGTATTGATGATAAAGTTGTAAAAATTAAAGTTGAAAAACTTTCGGAAATGCTTTGCAATGTAGAGACTATTAAAAAGATTAAAGAATCTCATGTATTAAATTTAATGAGATATATGGATTTAGTTGATGAATTAAATGAGATACACAAATGAAAACATTCTTACAACAAATAGAAGAAGCATTTGAAGCTATCGATAAAACTGATGAAATCGTTGATGATATTGCAAATGATGAATTAGAAGAAGCATCGACATCTGCAGGTGCTGGTGCATATTTAACGCCAAATGCATTTTCTCCTGCTGATGATGATACTGTTGAAGTATTAGGAATGAAACGAGTTAAAGAATCAGTAAATACTCCACCAACATATCAATATGGTAAGTATCAAAAACCTGAATCCGATGAAGAAGAGTATGTAGATAAATTTCCATTTGCTGATGATGACGCAAAATGGCAACATGCAAAATTTAAGTACCCAACAGAACCAATGCTAAAATCATATAAAAAATATTCAGATCGTCCGGCACATGTTTCAGAAAAAGCTCGTGTTGAATATGACTGGTCTGGGATAAAAAATAAAACAGATAAAAATGTATATGAAGCAATGGATGAAAAATACGAACAACTTATAGAATCATATCGTAACTTTAAAAAAGGAGATGATAAACCTTCTAGTAAAGTTAAACGAACTATTCAAGAAATTGCACAAAAACTTCGAGAAATTGAAACATTGGTAGGATATAATTCTAAACTTAAAGAAGAAGCCGGGGTAACATCATCTGCATACGGGCCATCTACCCAAAAAGCATTATCTAAAATATCAGAACGATTAATAAAAATTTCAGAACGAGTAAGAGCATTAGGAGAATAATATGTCAAAGCAGTTAATCGTAGAATATATACCATTTAAACCTGTTGGAACGCTGACCGAACAATCCGGTGCAGCATATGGCGTACCGGGTGGGTTTGTCGTACAAGGTGTATTGCAACGAGCTGGAGCAAAGAACCAAAACGGTAGAGTCTATCCAAAACATATCCTAGAAAGAGAATGTAAACGATATCAAACCGAATATATTGATCAACATAGAGCATTAGGAGAATTAGATCATCCAGAATCATCAGTAGTTAACTTGAACAATGTTTCGCACAATGTTTTGAAAATTTGGTGGAAAGGCGATGATTTATGTGGAGCTGTACAAATATTAGAAACACCATCGGGAAATATTTTAAAATCACTTTTTAAAGCAGGTATTACTTTAGGTATTTCTAGTAGAGGAATGGGTTCGGTTAAAGAATTGCGCAGTGAAGGTGTAGTAGAAGTACAAGAAGATTTTGAATTGATTTGTTGGGATTTTGTTTCAAATCCATCAACTCATGGTGCTTTTATGAGGCCTACGAGCATGAATGAATCTGTTAATAAAAATATAACAACAAACAAATATGCCGGCGTAAATAGTATTATTACGTCAATATTATGTGAAGATGGTAAATGTAGGATATAAAATATGAAAAGCAAATTACAAACATTACGTGATTTATTGTATGAACAAGCAGATAAACGAACAGTATTCGCAGAACAACCCGCCCCTTTATCGGTAGAAGAAAAACGAGCATTTGCTGAAGGATTAAATAGATTTTCAGAAATAGCAGAATCAATGCGATCTCGTGGTGCACAATTAAAAGAAGCAGTAGAACGAATGACTTCGATGGTCGAAACTGCAGGAAGAATGATTCAAGAATCAGATGATGATCTAGTAGAAAAAGTTGCAGCAAAACGACATTTAGAATATGTAAATAAAGCTTTGGCTGAAATGCAAAAAAGTGCTAACGAAGTAATGATTTATGAACGTAGAATGGAATCAGCGTGTGAAGACATTCGCGAAGGATTGCGAAAATATTATGATGTTCGTTAATTTGGATATCATAATTTAATTTTTTATATTAAAGGTAAGTATGATGAATACGTTTAAAAAATTGTATCGAGATTTTTTTGGGTTAACAGAATCTAAAATGGATACTGTTGGTAAAGCCATTGATGAAGAAATCGTAGATGAAGCTAAATTAATTAATGGTATCGATGAATATCAAGGCGGTGTTATGTATGCAATCAAAGATCCGTCTCAAGCTCAATCAGTTTCCGATGATATTAAACAATGGGCTGAGAAGAAAGGTTTTACTATAATTAAACGTACGATCTCAAAGAGTGGTAAGAATGGTTATTTCTATTTTAGATTAGGAGAAGATCCAGAAAAGGATGCACAACGCATTCAAGGATATTTTGCACAGCGATTAGAATTAGCAGCATTTAAATTTAAAGTAAGAGGAGAAGCTAATCCTTCTCGAGAATTACCACCAGCTGCACCAAAACGTCCTATGTGAAAAATTTAAAAACAATTATATGAGTAAAAAACAGAAACAACACAAAGCAATTGTACCTGGCCACGCTACGGCGGTAAATGTAGTAGGAACAACACGAGAAGATTTTGCACACGCAATGAAAATTTTTAAAAGAAAAGTAAAATCTGCAGGAGTTTTAGAAAAAATTAAAGACAATAAAACTTTTATTAAACCTAGTGTTAAACGCAGAAAACAATTGATTGACGCAAAGTATATTCAAAAAATTAAAGATTTACATAGAGATTAATTAAATTTTTATTGAATTTTAAGCCCTAGCCTAAAAAGTTAGGGCTTTTTTACTGGTTTTTAGTTTTTGCTTATATTTATTTGTAGAATACGCTATTCTATCTTTATATAGCGTTAATAATATTTTTATTCTTATTAAGATTTACAAATAATCTTATTTCCAAAAAACAAAATTTAAGGAGAACTAGTATGGCAAAATCAGATTTGCTAAAACAAGCAATCGCAGATGCTAAAGCAGTTAAAGAAACAGCATTAGCAAACGCAAAACTTGCACTACAAGAAGCATTCGCTCCAAGATTAGAAACAATTCTTCAAACTGAATTAATGAAAGAAATTGATGATGAAGAAATGGACATGGATGCAGAAATGGGTGTAGACGCAGAAGTCGGAATGAACGATGATGCAGAAGCAGGAATGGATGGTAGTATACCAGATTCAGTAAATGTTGGGTTAGATTTCAACGATGACGGCGAATATGACTTAACAGGAAATGTTGGTGCAGCAGAAGAAATGGAAGCTGGAGAAGATGAATTTGCAGCTGGCGAAGCAGAAGCTACAGAAGAAGATGATCTTAATCTTGAAGAAATCTTAGCTGAATTAGAAATGGGTAACGAAGAAGAAAATCCAATGGGATCTGCTCCGAATCTAAAACCAGTAGGCGAAGGTAAATATGCTAACGAAGGTGAGTATGCTAACGAAGGAGAAGATGCGGATTTGAATATCGAATCTATCATTGAAGCAATTTTAGCAGAAGAAGAAGATGAACCTGTAAAAGTTATTCCATCTGCAACAAATTCAACAATGGAAGCAATGCATGATGAAAATCAAGAATTGAAAGCTGAAATAGCAGAAGCATATCGTACGGTAAAACATTTGCAATCAGTTATTAATGAAGTTAATCTTCTTAATGCAAAACTTCTTTACACAAACAAGTTGTTCCGTAACTTTGACTTGAACGAAGGTCAAAAAATGAAAGTTATTGAAAATTTTGATAGAGCAGTTTCAGCAAGAGAAGCAAAATTAGTATTTGCTACATTGGCAGAAAGCTTTAACAAACCAACACAAAAAAGAAAGATGGTAAAAGAATCAGCAGCATCTCGTCCTACGAGAACCACTGCACCATCACAACAAACAACACAAATTCTTTCAGAAGGTTTCGAAATGGCAAACCGTTGGAAGAAATTGGCAGGATTAATTTAATTTAAAAAAAACAAAAACAAAGGAGAAAAACGATGAGTTTAAATTCATTATTACAAAGTCCAGACGCTTCTCAACGTGCTGCATCAGTAGCAACAGTTGCAAAGTGGGAAAGAACGGGACTTTTAGAAGGTCTTAGAAATGAGACAGAAAGAGCAGGTATGGCTCAATTGCTTGAAAACCAAGCAAGACAATTAGTAAAAGAAGCTTCACAAACAGGTACAGCAGAAGGATCTGAAGAGTGGGCTGGTGTAGCACTTCCATTGGTACGTCGTATCTTTGCTGAATTTGCTGCAAAAGAATTCGTATCAGTACAACCAATGAACTTGCCATCAGGTCTAGTATTTTACTTAGATTTTAAATATGGTACAGCTCAACCAGGTTTCACAGCAGATCAAGCTGATCCAGTATCAACTTCTGGTCATCCATTTGCTTCACCTGAGTCTGATGATTCATTATTTGGTGTAACTAATACATCTGGTGATCCAACGGGAGGTCTTTACGGAGCAGGTCGTTTTGGATATTCAATTAATGATACTTCTAGTAATACAGCTACTGCTACTACTTCATCAATGACATCATTAACTCCGGCGGCTGCATCTGCATCTGTAAACTTTGATTCATCATTTACAAACAACTTAGCTAATTATACATTGGTGTATGTATCAACAGCATCTTTAGTTAATCCAGATTATACTGCGGTAAGATCATTTATCTTAACTTCAGGATCTAACTTGACAGCTGCAATGAACGTTCCAGCATTTACAAAATATAATGCTGCACAAGGTAGAATTGAATTCGTTGTTTCTACAACAGGTTCATTAAATGGTACATCTGATTATACAGTTCAGTATAGCAAACAACCATTAGATTACGCTCGTGGTGATTTTGAAGATAATAATCCATTCAAAGGATCAGGTGCATCTGGTATTAACCAAGGTACAGATATTGATATCCCAGAATTGAACTTAGAACTTCAATCAGAGCCTATCGTTGCTAAAACACGTAAATTGAAAGCAGTTTGGACACCTGAGTTCGCTCAAGATCTTAACGCTTACCACTCAATTGATGCTGAAGCTGAATTAACTTCAATGCTTTCTGAATATGTATCAATGGAAATTGATCTTGAGATCCTTGATATGTTGATTTCTGCAGCTCCTACAACTGAGTATTGGTCAGCAATTAACAATGAAGTATGGAATGGATCTAACTTTGTAAGAAACGGTGTAACTGATAATACCGGATTCTACAACACTCAAGGTGGATGGTTCCAAACTTTAGGTACAAAACTTCAAAAAGTATCTAATAAAATTCACCAAAAAACATTACGCGGTGGTGCTAACTTCTTAGTAACATCTCCTGCAGTTGCAACTATCCTTGAGTCTATCCCAGGATTCGCTGCTGATACAGATGGAACTAAAATGGAATTTGCTGCGGGTGTTCAAAAAATTGGTGCAATCAATAACCGATACACAGTATACAAAAACCCATACATGAAAGAGAACATTATCCTAATGGGATTCAGAGGAAGTCAATTCCTTGAAACAGGTGCTGTATTTAGCCCTTATATTCCGTTGATCATGACTCCACTTGTATACGATCCAGTTAACTTCACTCCACGTAAAGGTGTTATGACACGTTACGCGAAGAAAGTAGTTCGTCCTGAGTTCTACGGTAAAGTATACGTAAGAGGATTAGAAACTCTTTAATAGTTAATTAAATTTTTAATTGATTTAAAGACTTAACTAATTAAAGGAAAGGGGTGGCTTCGGTCATCCCTTTTTTACTGTACAAATATTTATTTTAAAAGATATGGCAGTAGAAAGAAACAAATATTCCATGGAAGCGATTATTCGGTATGATGGTCGATTAATTGATGTATTGGATAGAATACGTGCAGTTCGTTTAGTATTAATGGTGCATATCGAACAAGACCTAGGTCCTGACAAAGAACGTATAACACTGAAAATTATGACACCTTATGCTCCTAGAGAATCATTTCATGCAGTTAGAAAAATGTGTTTAGGTAAAATTGAAACTCTTAAAGACATGACTCTGCAAGAAACAACACTTACAAAATTACATTAAATCAAGGACAGTTATGGCTACCCCAAACAAGGAGAAAACTCCACCGAAGAATGATATCAAGTATTCAATTACATTATCAGAAGAACAAAAAACAGCAAAAGCAAAAATAATTGAAACGCCATTTAATTTTTTATTAGGACAAGCAGGTTCGGGCAAAACATTGTTAGCAGTTCAAATTGCATTGGATATGTTTTTTAAGCGTCGAGTAAATAAAATTATTATAACTCGTCCAACGGTATCAAATGAAGATAATGGGTTTCTTCCTGGTTCATTAGCAGAAAAAATGGATCCATGGTTAGTTCCGATTAGATCTAATATGCGTAAAGTTTATAATAAACCAGAAATATTAGATAAAATGGAGAAAGAAGAAAACATTGAATTAGTTTCATTATCTCATTTTAGAGGACGTACTTTTGATAATTCAATTTGTATTGTAGATGAATTTCAAAACTTAACTAAACAACAATTACAAATGGTATTGTCTCGTCTAGGAAAAGATAGTATAATGATATTAACAGGTGATAAACATCAAGTAGATTTAAAATTTAAAAATGATTCTGCAATTCACGAAGTTCCTAAAATCAAAGAATCGCGATTTGTAAACGAAATTATTTTAAAAGATAATCATAGACATGAAGCGTTAACAGAGATTTTGCGACTCTTAAATGAATCGTATTGATATTTATATAAAAAGGAAATACCATGGATTATTCAGAAAATAGACCAATATGGCCCGGCAGTTCATCATTTACAACTGGCTCAACTCCATTTGGATATTTTGATACTGATCCGGTATTTCAAGATCATGCAGATAAATTTGCAATCTATGCAGCACGTACGGTTGGTTATCCAATAATGGATGTGGAATTAGAAGATGTAAATTTTTATACAGCATTTGAAGCAGCAGTAATAGAATATTCAAATCAAGTAAATCAAACAAACATTGTTAATAATTTGATTAGCACATTGGGTATTCAAACCGGATCCGCATTTTTAGGTAACGGAAGTTTCACCGGAAAACAAGTAGGAACATCACTTAATTACATTGTAAAATTAAGTAAAGCATATGGACAAGAAGCTGAATCGGGAGGATATACGAAATGGTATTCGGCTTCAATTGATATTATTAATGGAAAACAAACATATAGTATCAGAGAAGCAGTTTCTTCATCATTTGCTGCTGTAGGAAAAGCGTTATCAAATTCGAGTTCAATTGAAATTCGCCGAGTAATTCATGTTCCGCCTCCAGCAATAGTTAGATATTTTGATCCATTTGTTGGTACTGGTTTAGGTTCTCAAGGTTTATTAGATGCATTTGATTTTGGAGGTTTCTCTCCGTCAGTCAATTTCATGATGATGCCTATACATGCAGATTTACTTCGTATTCAAGCAATTGAATTTAATGATCAAATACGTAAATCACATTTTTCATTTGATATCCATGGAGATGATATACGTTTATATCCAGTACCAGGAACTCCAGGTCAAGTAGGAGTACCATATTATGGTCAAGTATGGTTTGAATTCATGTTTGAAGAAGAAAAAGCTGCTGGAGCATTTTTATTTGGTAATACCGCACTTTTAAACGGCGTTGTAAGTGACGCATCAAATATACCATATACATATCAAACCTACGGGAGTATTAATGATATGGGGCGTAGTTGGATATTAAGATATGGTACCGCACTTGTAAAAGAAATGTTAGGATATGTACGTAATAAATATTCTTCAGTACCTATACCTAATGGTGAAGTAACACTTAACGGCTCTGATTTAGTATCACAAGGTCAAACAGAAAAAGGTGAATTAATAACGCAATTGCGAGAATTTTTAGAAAAACTAACAAAAGAGCAAATGTTAACACGTCAAAATGCAGAAGCAACACAAATGATGGAATTGTTAGCAAAAGCTCCTTTACGTATTTATGTTGGATAGGAGGTAAATTATGGCACTGTTTGGTGGAATGCGTGATGCTCGTTTTTTAGCTTCTATTAATGCTGAATTAATTAATGCAATCATCGATACTGAAATAGAATTTTTTAAATTGCAAATTGAACAAAGTGCAGCAAATCTATATGGAGAATCGGAGCGTAAAACATATTATGATTCTGTATTAATTCCGTGTATTATAACTAAAGATGATAAATCTAGTGCAATGGATGACTACGGACATACATATACCCGTACAAGTAAATTTGCAATATCTAGAGATTTATTAGAACGCGTTGGATTATATCCACAACCAGGCGATATTATCTTTTGGGATAATGAATATTTTGAAATTGATAACGTAGATGCAAACCAATACTTTGCTGGTAAAAATCCAGAAACATGGCCGAATGGTTCAAGTCACGGTTATAGTGTTTCTATTGTATGTGATGCACACGCAACACGTCAAACGCCACAAGGTATCAAAGATATTAGAAGAGGTGGAAATAATATTTCACCAACATATAAAGGAATGTAATGCCTAGATTAAACAGACAAAATATCGATCGTAAAACCAATAAACCTAATCCGCAACGTGTGGAAAGTTTATATCATGATCGTATATTAGATCGAAGCATGCAAACTCGTCGGGATGATGATGTAATACGTTCGAACCAACGTACATTGTATGATATTGATTATGCAATTAAATGGTATATTGATAATGAAATACAACCTCAAATAACAGCAAATCAAGAATTAATTAATGTACCGGTAATTTTTGCAGCAGGAGAAAAATGGGATAATGTACAACGTTTAGGATATTTAAGAGATGAAAAGGGAATGTTGCAATCTCCATTAATTATCTTAAAAAGAAATTCTGTACAAGAAAGAGATTCTCATAGAAAATTAGATGTCAATTGGCCTAATTCTGATAATCAAATTATTCATAGACAACGTTATAACGAACGTAATCGCTATGAAGATGAATTATTTCCAATACCATTACAACAGCCTGCAAATTCGCAGAAAATATACATAATTGATATACCTCGTTATGTAACTATAGAATATGACATGATGTTGTGGTGTGATTTTACTACCCAATTAAATGATTTAATAGATCAAATATTTCCGTATAGCAGATTTGCTTGGGGTAATGAAGGCAATAAATATGTTACATCAATGGGTAGTATTAGTACTGAAACGGTTAATACAACAGGTGAAGATCGTTTAGTTAGAGCAACTATTCCATTAACAGTGATGGGTACATTACTAGCCGCACAACAAACACGATTAGATACAGTTAAAAAAATGTATTCGATTAAAAAAGTATCATTTGATAACATAGTAGATATTGGCGATTTGAATATATTTAATACAACAACCGTACCTCAACAAGTACTACAACAAAGCAGTAATGTGTTTGCGGGCGGTAGTATTGTAGTTTCCGGTGGTGGAACATCAACAACTATCAATGCTAGTATAATGTCATATTTAATTAATCTGACAGAAAAACAAGGAACTCGTGTTAATAATACAACAGTAACAGTTAATGCACTAGCAGCAATTAATCCAAACAATTTAACGGTAGCTACAGTAAATGAATTTGACGTATTCATTAATGGACAATACGTAGATAAAGCTACATATACATGGACACCTAGTGACGTTGCAACGCAAACCATAGTTTTCAATACTACATTATTAGGATATACAATAGATTCTTCCGATGTTGTAATTATCAAAGGGAGATGGCAATAATGAGACAGTTTAAACCCGGACAATTACAATCAGGTTCATTATATCCAATTACAGCTAGCGCCGCAGTAACGGCATCATATGCTATATCTTCTTCACAATCAATAACCGCATCATTTTCACATACGGCATCATATGTTACGCCACTGCAACAGAATGTAATTATAACCGGATCTATATACATTCCTGACAACACTCATTCAATATATTTTTCCGGTTCAAATGCTGCTAGCCGTTTAGTGTGGAATGATACGGATGGAACATTGGATCTAGGTTTAAAGGGTGGTAATGTTACACTACAAATTGGACAAGAGCAAGTAGCTCGTGTTGTAAACAAAACTGGTGCAGATTTACTAGAAAGTCAATATCGCGTTGTGCGTATACGTAGAGTTGACGAAGGTGGTGCACAAGGTCAAAGATTAGCCATTGTTTTAGCACAAGCAAATAATGATGCTAATTCAGTTGACACGTTAGGTATAGTAACAGAAAACATTACAAACAATGAAGAAGGTTTTATTACTACTAGCGGATTAGTTAGGGCAATAAATACGACAGGAACATTGCAAGGAGAAACTTGGACAGATGGTGATGTATTATATTTATCTCCGTTTACGCCTGGCATATTAACGAAAATAAAACCAGAAGCACCAAATCATACCGTAATAATGGGTTATGTAGTATATGCACATAACAACCAAGGTAAGATTTTTGTTAAAGTTGATAATGGATATGAAATTGATGAATTACATAACGTACGCATATCAACGGCATCATTAGCCGCAGGACAACTTTTAGTTAGAAGCGGAAGCAATGCGACAGGCATATGGATTAATTCAAATCAGCTATCTGGCTCATATAGTTTAACAGGATCATTAAATGCATCTGCAATTACTGGTTCATTTACGGGATCATTTCGAGGAGATGGCTCACAATTAACAGGAATCGTTTCATCAAAATGGACTGGTTCGAATCCTATATCACGTCAAAGTGATGTTGAAATAACAGGTTCATTACGCGTACAAGGAAGCATCACTGGATCATTATTTGGAACAGCAAGTTTTGCAATTACAGCATCAACAGCCACTACGGCATCTCATGCACTTACAGCATTAACTGCTACTACATCATCTCATGCACTCGAATCAAATACTATAATACCATTATCTGGATTAGGTCGTAGTGGATTAATAACATTTGTTTCTAGCACTGGTTCTGCTGCAATAGTTCGCACACATCAAACATTTAATGTTGTAATTGATAATACACCATCTGCAACGGTAAATTTAACAGGTAGTTTAATTGCAACAAGCATAACATCATCTTTGCAAGGTACTGCATCATTTGCAGTAACTGCATCTCATGCTCTAAACTCAACATTACCTGCAGGATCAACCGGTTGGATACAATTTAAAGGAAATTCCGGGAATTTTGATGCATCTAGTGAATTCGTATTTGACAAAACATATAATTCATTAACTAACGGTAAAGTGGTTACTGCAACTGGCCTTTGGTCGCATGCGGAAGGTGATACTTCAAAAGCTATAGGAGATTATTCACACGCCGAAGGATCAGCTACAGTTGCAGTTGGTCAATTTTCCCATGCAGAAGGTAATACTAACACTGCCGGATCCGCTGCATATAGTTGTAGTATCACATTGGGTGTAGTTGAACTAAGTGCTAGTTACGGAGACTTAACCGGTACATATGTTGATGGTACACGATTTTATTATGCAGATATATCTACTGTAGGTAATTCAATATACTATAGTATAGTTACTGGTAGCTTTTTTAATGGAACAAATACAATATTTCAACTATTAAATGACACTAGTACAACTATTAACCCGGCAGGAATTTTAGATCAAAGTGGTGATATTTTAAATATCGCCGGCGGTTTCGGAGCACACGTAGAGGGTAATATTAACATTGCAGTAGGCGATGGTTCGCACGCCGAAGGACAAGGTTCCAGAACATGGGGTGAGTATTCGCACGCCGAAGGAAGTAGCATAACATATGGTGCGTATTCGCACGCTGAAGGAAGTAGTGCAACTACATATGGAGCATATTCACACGCCGAAGGCAGCAACGCAATTACAATTGCTGCTTATTCACACGCCGAAGGACAAAGTACATATGCCGGCCACCAAGCTTGGTATGCAAACGTTGCTGCAGGAAAAATTGTATTTCCTAGCTATTACGGGGATTTAACTAGTATAGCGCCACCTGGATCGCAACTACTCGTCGAGGATGGTGTTCAATCAACCGTACTAATTCACGAAGTTGCCAGTATCATTTATAGCGGAAGTGGTGAAACTGAAATAACATTGGTTGATTCTACCTATGATCCGCAAGTTGGTCTGTACGTAGGACTTGTTGGAAATCCATTTTTAACATATGGAGACTATACAATTGGTAGTGTTTCACACGCCGAAGGCCAAAGTACTACAACATTAGGGAACTACTCTCACGCTGAAGGCTTGGGCACAACGGCTCATGGATATTACCAAACCGTTGTAGGTCAATACAATGCACCGGTTCAAGTATCATCTTCATTTGTTATAGGTAATGGTGATAGCGGAACACCAAGCAATTTGCTAGTTGCATATGGGAATACCGTACAAGTAACAGGAAGCATCGGAATACATAATGTAGTTAGTGCAACTTTAACATCATTAAGCTCATCATTTGGCACAACGCCCGCTACTGCATACTCAATACCAGTACAACCAAATGGAGGAGCTTGGTTTGAATACGTAATAAGAAGTGGCTCAAATGCACGTACCGGACAAATCATGGCAGTATGGGATGATACGCTAGTTAACTTTACAGACACTACAACTACGGATCTAGGAGATACAAGTGGCGTAACACTCACAGTAACAAATGACACTAGCAACATTACATTTGATGCTAGCGCTACTACGGATGATTGGAGTATCAAAGCAATAATTAGATCAATCTGATATTTATTATAAACCAGCTTGGATAGGGAAAAGCAATGGCAAACGAATTTCGCATAAAAAACGGATTCTTCTCAGAAGGATCATCAAACATTACCGGCTCACTTGAAGTAACAGCAGGTATAACCGGTTCATTACAAGGCACAGCAACATCAGCATCATTTGCTGCAACAGCATCATACCTAGCCGGCGCTGTATCTGCATTCCCATTTACCGGATCGGCAGAAATAACGGGATCGTTAATTGTAACCGGTTCAATTTATACAGATAGTACAATATATTCACCATTTATAATTAGTATAAACTTTGAAACTATTACATCATATACATATAAAGCCCCATATGTTTTTAAAGTAAATTCAGTTGAATCAGACCCATCGGGATCAATCACATTATCATATGTGCCATCAGGTTCAGTTTCATCATCAAATTATATATTAGGTGCAACGATAAACAAATTTGATTCATTAACCGTTATACCATTAACATCAAGTTTAGTTATATTAAATAGTGTAAGAATATGAGTGATATATATATAACAGCACCGAACCCAAACACATGGAACCGTCCCGGAGGATGGGTTGAAATTCCTTCAATATCTGCGTTAGATACCAAATTTTATGGAGTTTACGCAGTTTATGAAAATAGAAAAAATAATTTAACAATACAATTTTTTGGAACTTTTAATATAACCATAAATTGGGGTGATGGTTCACCAAACACAGTGGTTTCATCAACAGCAATACAAACAAAATCATACACATATTCGTCTTTAACCTCACCAATATTACAAGATGAATATGGACAAAATTATAAAACAGTATTAGTAACAATAAATCAAAATAGTGGTGCTGTAACCACTTTTCAATTTGGGACGAGTTCATCAATAGGGACATATAACTGGTTAGATATTATTATGTCTTGGAGCACCGCGCGCCCATCCTTTTTAAAAGTTCATA